TGCTTGGCTGGTGCGACCCTGCGGATCCGCTGCGTCGTTTCGATGCGGAGGCGAGCGTGCCGAGCGGCAGCCCTGGTCCGTACATCAACACGCTGCTGGAGTTTTGGCTGAACTTTGAAGTGGCGTTTCGCGTGCTGCAGGATTACTTGACGCCTGCGACGGGTGAGAATGTAATTGCGACGCGCGAGCGGTGGATGGGGGGCGGCTAACGGCGCGTCTTAGCGACCTGCTGTAGAAGGGTCATGCAGGATCTGGCGTGATGCGCGTTCCCAGCGAGGAATCGACTGGGAACGCGCGGTGGAGGAGACATGTCATCAGGATGAAGACTCTATCTGTTCGACATGCTCCTCACTGGTAGTAAGGCACAGCACAAATGCCGTCTCGTGCCTTCGTGCTATGTCCTGAAGATAACCCGTTAACTCCATCGCGTCATCGGGGTCTTTCGCGACCGCGTCGGGCGCATAGAAGAAGACCACCGAAGGCGACAGTTCTTTGATTACCTCTTCGATGACTGGGAGAGCCTCTGGGCGCGGTATATTTACCACGCCGAACTTTGCGTGCGGCTTCTCCCAGCCGTTCGCTTGTCGGATTCTCTCCGCGAGTTCGCCGACGACTTCGAGGTCGTCGCGGCTGGCGCGGGGAATCGCAACAAGCACGGTACTCGGTCGAGATGTCTGGAACGGATGCACGGACTCGCCGACGCATGTAGCGACAGCGAGTTTGAGCATGCGCTCCATCATCGCATACATGCGGTCGGTATTATCGGGGGCAGCGTCGTCGGCGTAGAACCAAATCATGCACTCCCCCATCGCGGCGAGTGGTTTGACCACCCACGACGCTTCGAGCAGAGTCGGGGGCTCGTCCTGCCCCTCGCGTCCGATCAGCACCGTAATCTCTCTCATGGCATGCCTCCTGTGACCGCCTTGTCGTAGAGGTAGACCGCGACGGCGGCAATCGCGGTCATGATAATAAACGCGATGTAGAGGATGCAGTTCTCGCGTTCCAACTCCGCGATGCGCTTCGCATCCGCATGAGTCCCTGTCGCGTCGATGACTGGTGCGGGTATGTATCCCCCGCATCGCTCACATAGCGGGGGGCGTCGGGACGGGTCGCTGACGGGGATTGGGTAGGTGCAGTAGCACCTTCGCGCTATCCATCGTCGCCAGCGACGGTCTTGCGCGTCATCCATCATCGCGTCTTGCTCCAGCCTGACCTTGTCTTGCTCATGCATCTCCATCTTCGTCCTCCCATTCGTCGTATTCGTCGGGCTCCTGCTCCACTGGCTGTGGGGGTTCGATGGCGCGGTCGCGATTTCTCAGCTCGCCGACGATGGCGAGCTGGCGCGCCTGCGCCAGAGTCAGGTCGGAGACGGCGTTCGCGCCGAGGTTCGCGAGTAGCTGCCTCATCTCCTCGGCGCTGTAGAGGGCGCGGAGCTGGTCACGCAGGAGCCGCGCCTCCTCGTCGCCATGCGCGATGAGTTCGCGCACAAGGCGGTTGTCCCTCGCGAGTACCTGCTCCCACGCTTCCGAGTCAACGGGGTCAAGACTCGACGCCTCGTCAGGGTCGAGCAGACCCATCACGACATCAGGAGCGATTATCCTGAGCGCGTCTCCGATGGCGCGCCAGCGCAACATCTGGCGCGGGTACAGACGCCAATTGCGCTGGTCGGCTAACCCTGCACGGCGAGCGTCCGCGAGCGTGTAGGTGACGGTCACGCGCTCGCCATCCCGCACCAGCGTGACAGTGACGCCGCTCCCATCCGCATTTTCTTCGAGCGTCTCGACGCGCACGCCCGCTCGCTGACGCGCCATCGCCAGCTGGAGCTGAACGGTCATCGTGAGACGCCCCCTAATAAACGACATCGTCCTGAGCGCCTGCAGCGGCTGCAGGCCCATCTCCTGACCCGCGGCGATGATAATCATCGCCTGCGCGTCATTGATGTCGGGGGGAATCATCCCCCCCGCCCGTGCCATTCGAACAGTCTCAATTGCGTTCATCACCTATACCACCTCCATAAGCAGGTCAGCAGTTATCAGCTGCGCGTCTTCAGTCTCCATCTCCTCGCGCATCTGTTGCATCAGCGCGAGGTAGTGATCGAGATGTCTCTTCACTTCCTGCAGCCGCTTCAGGCTTTTCGCCTTACGCGCATCGGACTTCGCGGACTCAAACGCCCGCTTCAGTTGTTCCATTAACGCAGTCAGTAACTTGACTGCGTCTCGCGCGATTTCTCGCGCGATTTCACTGGAAGGATCCACCTCTATCGTGCGAACGCGCCCGCCCTCGCGCTGAATAGCATCGAAGACAGGCAGAAGCTCATCGTAGGCGTCGGGCGGCAAGTAGTATGCCCCGCCTGCCGCCCGCACCGAGACGCCGCCCAGCCACTCGATGCGCTTGACGATGGCTGGGGTCAGCGCAAGCGCATCGAACTCGATGGGGAGCGTCTCCAGTGCGGCGCGGGTCTCGTCGTCTTTCGCCTCGATAACCGCCATCGAGGGATATTCGATGACGCCGAGTCGTTCAGAGTGGAAGTCGGGGGTTAACGCATCTCGGAATTCACATCGCAGAGCAGTCATCACTACCATGCCTTCAAAGGCACGGTAGAATAAGTAATCAGCGTTGTCGAGTATCCCACAGTCTCGCAGGTGCTTCTGCCACCTTAGCTGGTGGCGATAGACTGTGGGGGTTTTAAGCAAGGCACGCAGCTCTGGGCTCTGCGGGAAATTCATTCCCCGCAAGTCCCATGTCACAATCAATCCCACAGAGTTCCGTTCCATCATGTCTCCTCCTCGGCTGGTCTTCCAGCCTATCCATATTATACCCTGTCGGAGACCGTAAAGTCAAGTCTCCGTCAGGGTAAATCGGTCAGTTTCGCGGCAGTCGCGCGGTTCTGGATTTCGGCGATTGCGCGTTGCTGCTGGCGAAGCACCTCTTCGGCGTGCCGCCTGTGTCCCTCCGCGCGTGCGAGAAGCCATCGCTCGATGCGCTCCAGCCAGCGCACGAGTGCGAGAACACGCGAGGGATACCCGTTGAGCTTGTCAACGATATCCTCGGCTTCCTCGCGCAATTTGTTGGTGTAGAAGCACACATTTCGCTTGGTACTCCTGTAAGCTATTTCTATCGCCTCAATCTGAGGCTCTTCGGACATGTAGCGCTTTGCAGGGTACACAAACTGCACCTCGCCGAGGCGCAGCTCGAACCGCTTCAGCCGTCCACGAGGCACGCGCGGGAAGGTGTGCGCCTCATACGCTTTGCGTGCGTCGTTGCACGCTTGCAAGGCGGCTTGAATCGCAGTAACCATCGCCTCTCTGAGTTTAGGCTCACTCATCGATAGCCACCTCCTTGACCCACGCGGGGGTGTTGTCGCGTCGCCCGCGCGGGGTGATGACGGCGATGACGGGTACACGCGTGCGTGGAGCGCGTCCCCACGGCGTCTCGCCGTCGGTGATGACTACCACCAGCTGCGGTGGTCTCGAATTCTTATGCTTCGCGCCCGCGCCGTCAACGGCCGCGCGAACGATGTGTCCCATGTCGGTTCCTCCGCCGCCGCGCACCTTGCGAAACGCCTTCACGGCTTCCGCAACGGTACGCACGCGAGCCTCGGCGCGAATCCGTGTGTCGCCGAACACGACGCGCATCTCGTTCACTCCGCCGCGCTTGAGTATCGCCTGCACCTCGCGCAGGGCGACGCCCAACTCGCCGTCGCTGATTGAGCCGCTCGTGTCGACGATGACGGCGACATCGAGCGTCGGCTGCCGCAGCGACGGCAGCACGACATCTTGCACGACGCTCTGGCGGCGATTGGGTCTCGCGTAGGAGTAATCGAGGCGTCCCGCGCCGTAAGTGCGCCCTCGCGTGATGTACCGCGCGAGTATCCGCTGCCACGGCAGTGGCTTGTTCGCCGTGGCAGCCTCATAGCGACGCGCCATGTTCGCACCCTGCGAGCCGCGAGTCTTGGCATACTCAGCGGCGGCTCTAAGGGTGGATTCGACGAGCTGGTCAATCTCGACCTCTGAGACAGGCTCCTCGTCGGTCTCCCACGGCGCGGGTCGTCCCGACGCCGCGGAGCCTTGTTGTGACGACTCGGGCGCGGGGTCGCTGTCGCGTGCGTTGTCGTCGCCCGTTTGGTCGGACGGACGCTGCGCGTTGCACGCGCCGTTCTGTGCGCCGCTCGCTCCGCTCTGTTGCGACGAGTCGCCTGCGCTTGCGCTCGATGATTGAGAAGATGAGTCGCCGCGGCTGCAACCACGCGCACCGCAGGTCTGGTCGTTGCCATCCCCGTCGGCGGGCGTGCCCGCGCCCTGCGACGAGTCTGATGCGTTCGCAGACGAGTCGTTTCCGTCAGAATCAGCAGAGGGAGTCGGCGCGTCAGCGGATGCGCCGTCGCGCCCATCCGACTCCTCGTCGGACGAGGAGTCCGCGACCGCGCCAGACGACCCCGCGTCTGAGTCGCCATCGTCGCCATCTTGTTCATCTTGTTGTTGTGCGTCGGGAGCGCCAGATTGCGCGTCCTGAAACATATCGAGGAGCGCGAGGGCGTATTCTTCAGCGGTACGCCCCGCCTCAAGTCCGAAGTTCTGCGGGAGCGTCCAGTCGGGACGGCTCCCGTATTCAGTGAACAAATCGTCGTCGATTTCCATCGCGGAGGCGGTCTCGGCGACCTCGCGAGGAAGCGACTTGAGACGCCGCGCGTGGCG